GTATAACAAACGAGTCAGTAAGGATGAGAGTTGAAAAGATACAGCCATGGCAGTTACCACGTACATGGCATCACATCAAACCTCTGATTGACAAAGCCCTAGACCATAGTCTCGGTGAACGACTAGCATCAGACATGCTCGAAGATCTAATGAACGACGAGCTCTGGTTGCTAGCAGGCATCGACGAACAAGGGGACTTGGCTGGAGTATTAGTAGCTGAAGAGATTGTACACCCTCAAAAGAAAGAGCTGTATGTACATGCTTGGGCTACACAAACTGGCTATGGTTTTGACGATTGGGTAGATCTATTTGAACAGTCACTGCTAGAGATAGCACAAGATGTAGGCTGTCATTATATTTCTACTATGTGTCGCAAAGGCTTGGCTAAAAAAATGTCAACAAAACGTGGATGGATTGACACCCATTCAGTAATATCAAAACTCATACCAATGGAGTAAATAAATGGGTAGAGGAAACAAAGGAAAGAAAAGTAAAAAGAGTAAAACTAAAGCACAAAAGGCTGCGGCTAAACGTCATGCTAACTTTAAGAAAACAAGAGTACAGACGTTTGGCGGAACTCGTAAAGCCAGTTCTTATACTAAGAAAGAACTTGGTAGAATAGATGCAGCAGGCTTAAGCAGAAGTGCAGTGACTGGAGGTAAGGTTGCAGATAAAAAACCAGTTAAATCTATAGCCCCAGTAAAACCAGAGAGAAGTGACTTTCCACAGACACGTCAAGGTGCTGTAGACTATGTAGGGGCAATGGCTAAGTTTAAAATAGCTGACTCTCCATCAGGAAGAGCTGCGGCTTATGAAAAAACATTAGACCCTAACTCATTCAGAGGTCTAGCTGACGGAGCTACAACAGGCGTTGGACCTGTAGCTAGCGGTGACGCTTATGCTAGAGGCATGGCTACGGATGGTAGATCAGTCGAGAACAGATTAAGACAGACTCGTAATCTCATATCAAACGCAACTCTAGGTATAGTACCCAAAGTCAGACTGTTGCCTGCTAAAGAAATAGCAGATAGACGAGCTAACGCTATCAGACCTAATCTTACAAACCGTGGCGGCGGTGGCGGCGGTGGACAAACACGAGTTGATGCTCAAGTATTACAACAGATGCAACAACCTACCACAGGTACAACTGGTTATGATCCTGTTATGGGACAGACTGGTTTAGACAATTCAGAGCTTACACGTATACAGAACCAAGCATACGATGCAACCTTTGGTGCTTATACAACAGGATCAGGTGGTAGCCTCATGTCCTCTAATGTTAATACAGGCACATCAGCACCGGGTCCTACAGCTGGACCGGGCAGAGGTAAGTTTAACTTACGTATGTTTTCACCATTAGCTATGAGAAGAGGCGGACCAAGAGACTTACTAAACCGTAGAGGTTTACGTATCACATCACTTAATGTATAACAATGACAGCAAAATCTAGGTATGATAATTTATCCAGTGATCGTTCCCAGTTTTTGACCGAAGCGGAAGACGCAACCAAACTTACACTACCATATCTTATTCGTGGTCACGAAGAGTACCAGAAAGGTATGAAACAACTAAAGACACCTTGGCAATCAGTGGGTGCAAAAGGAGTTGTAGCGTTAGCATCAAAGCTATCTCTATCTCTCGTGCCCCCACAGACTAGCTTCTTTAAGCTACAGCTAGATGAATCTCAGTTGGGTGAAGAGTTTGGACCAGATATAAAATCAGAACTTGACTTATCCTTTGCAAAGATAGAGCGTACTATTCTTGACGCTATCGCTGCATCAGATGATCGTGTAGTAATACACCAAGCATTACAACATCTAGTTGTAGGTGGTAATGCTCTTATCTTTATGGGCAAGCAGGGACTGAAGTTATATCCTCTTAATCGCTACGTGATAGAACGAGACGGCAACGGCGACGTGATCGAAATTATCACAAAAGAAAGAATCAATAAGGATCTAATTCCAAACTACGAAAACATCGCACCTAAAAAGATGTACGATAGTCCAGTAGACGGCGATCCAGATGAAGACGAGTGTGATGTATACACTCATGTCAGAAGAGATAATAACAGATTTGTATGGACCCAAGAGGTACATGATAAAATGATACCCGGGTCACAAGGTAAAGCACCAATAGATAGTACACCATGGCTACCACTACGATTTAATACAGTAGACGGAGAAGCGTATGGTAGAGGTAGAGTCGGACAGTTTATCGGAGATCTTAAGTCTCTCGAAGCATTGTCACAGGCAATAGTAGAAGGTAGTGCAGCAGCAGCTAAAGTTGTATTCACTGTATCACCATCATCTACAACCAAACCACAGACGCTAGCAGCAGCTGGCAACGGTGCTATTGTCCAAGGCAGACCTGATGATATAGGAGTCATACAAGTTGGTAAGACAGCTGATTTTGCTACGGCATTACAGCACATGCAGACACTCGAGAAGCGGTTGAACGAAGCGTTCCTGATCCTGTCCGTTCGGCAGTCAGAAAGAACCACAGCTGAAGAGGTACGCATGACACAGATGGAACTAGAACAACAGCTGGGTGGGCTCTTCGGATTGCTCACAGTTGAGTTCTTAGTACCATACCTCAACAGAAAGCTGAGTGTATTCCAGAAGACAGGCGAGATACCACGTATACCAAAAGGTATGGTAAAGCCTATCATTGTAGCTGGTATAAATGCACTCGGCAGAGGACAAGATGTACAAGCATTGGGTGGCTTCCTACAGACTATTGCACAGACAATGGGTCCAGAAGCTATACAACAATACATCAATCCAGAAGAGGTTGTGAAGAGACTAGCAGCTGCACAAGGTATAGATGTACTAAATCTTGTTAAGTCTATGGAAGAAAGACAGCAAGAACAGCAACAAGCTCAGGCACAAGAAGCTGAGATGGAAGCTGTAAGACAAGTACCAGCTTTATTAAAAACACCAGTAGCAGATCCTAGTAAGAATCCACAACTCGCACAACAAACAGAAGATCCACTACCACCAGAACAACTATAATGGCAGAAACATTAACAATGGAATCTAACGTAGAGAAGACTAGCATTGATAGTCTCTCTGCGGAGGAGCAAGACTCTCTACAAGTTGGAGAGCAAATGCAAGAAGCTCAAGATAATTTACTAGCCGGTAAATATAAAAGTGCACAAGAGTTAGAGCAAGGATATCTTGAGTTACAAAAGAAGCTAGGTCAGCAGACGGAGGAAGCTCCTGAAACTACAGAAGAGCAACCTGAAGAAGAGCAGGGAGAGCCTACTATTCTAGATCGTATCTGGGAAGAATCTACATCACGTGAAGAGTTTACCCCAGAGTTAACTGAAGAGATCAGCAAGCTGAGTTCTACTGAACTAGCTAATATGTATCTTGACTACAGACAGAATGTAGAAGAGACAGCACCACAAACACGTGACTTTACTGAACAAGAAGTAGGAGAGTTAAAGGGTATTGTAGGTGGCGATCAGCAGTATACACAGATGCTTGACTGGGCACAAAGTAATTTGAACAAACAAGAGATAGATATGTTTGATCAGGTTATGCAAACTGGTGATCCTTTAGCAGCGTTCTTTGCTGTTAGATCATTAGGATATGCCTACCAAAATGCAATCGGATATGATGGTAATATGATACAGGGTAAAGCACCAAAACAAAATACAGATCAGTTCCGTAGCCAGCAAGAAGTTATAGCAGCTATGGGAGATCCACGTTATGAAAACGATCCAGCTTATCGTAGAGATATAATGGACAAACTTGAAAGATCACCTAATGTAAACTTTTAATCATGCCTAAAGTCAACGGAAAAAAATATCCCTACACAGCAGCAGGGAAGAAAGCTGCTAAAACCGCCGCCAAAAAAACTGGGAAAAAAATGAAGAAGGGGTATTGATATGCGATACCTACCTAACCAGTATATAAATCCAGCTCTAACTATTAGAGATAGAGAAAAAGATATAGCTTCTTCCAATCTAAATCAACCCGGAGAGAGTGCACCTTATACACTGTTTAAACGTGACATGTCCACAGATGATCCAGAAGATTATCGTGGACAGCCTATGTATGGTGTTGAAGATAACGGACAAATGTTTTTTATCTTTCCTTTCGTACAAAGACAGCTAGATCAGAAGACAGCATCTTTTACTAAGAAGCAAGTAGATGGACTTGAGAAAGTCTTTCCCGGTGCACTAGATAGGATGAACAAGTTTAGAAAAGATAAGTTTAATCTTGGTCCTATTAAGATAACACCCGGCGGTCCAGAGTTACCAAAGATAACTAAAGGAAACAAAGATATGACGATAGCACAAGGTATCGTTAGAAGGGTAGAAGACATTAAAAATCTCAGTCCCCAAGAACAAGCTAGAGCTATTGGTATCATACATAGGTCTTCACGAGGCATGGAAAGAGATAAAAGAATGGACAACTTTCTTACAGATTTATATGACTAATGGCACGTAAAAAGAGAGTCCGTAAAAGGAATGTCTCCCTTAAGATAGGCAAACATAAGAGCCGTAAGGGAGGGCTCACCGCAGCCGGTAGAAAAAAATACAATAGGGCTACCGGCTCCAACCTCAAGGCTCCACAGCCCGGAGGTGGTCCACGCAAACGCTCGTTCTGTGCTCGCTTTAGAGGCATGAAGGGTCCTATGAGAAAGAATGGCAAGCCTACACGTAAGGCACTTGCTATGCGAAGATGGAAATGCTAATGGCATACAAAAAGAAAACCAAAAAGAGCAGCAAGTGTGGCTGCAAACACGGAGGCAAAAAACGCTAATGTCAGGAAGAAGAGGCTTGTACGCTAATATCAATGCTCGTAAGAAGAAAGGTATTAGCAGACCAAAATCAAAATCTACAATTACACCGAAAGCTTACAAGAATATGCAAGCAGGCTTTCCAAAGAAAAAGAAAAAATGATAACTACCGATACTGATGGTAGAGAAAACATCTACCCAAACGAACCACCCATACAATTATTACCACAACGAAAACTAATGTCACCAGAAGCAGAAAGATTTAATGGCTGGGCAGCAATGCTCGGATTCGTAGCAGCTGTAGGAGCCTACGCAACAACAGGACAAATAATACCCGGAGTATTCTAATGGCAGCTATCTCTATAACAAGAGAAAGCCAAGCCAGTAACTGGCAGAGATTCTGCGAGTGGGTTACAAGCACAAA